CCCAAAATGAACAGTACATCTATAGTCAAGATTATTGTTGTTGGTGGCGCAATTTGCGTTGTGCCTGTTTCTCTCTATTTGTCTGCGTCTTTACGGACCCGGATAAATTCTTGGATTTTGTGTCGTTTTAGGTATGTTTATCCTAGGGCATTGTTGGACACGTTTCGTAGTGAGTTGAAGTGGCACCCCCTAAACGCTTACAGGGGCAATGCTAGCAATCACGCTCACCCGAAGGCGGCCGATCTTAGGTGTCAGGCAACTACTACTATGCAAAATTTCTGCGGTTTGTTGAATCGCACTCGTTACGATGTTTCTACATCAACGCGGGAAACCAATAAGGCCCATTGGGGCATTACTGGCACCCGTGAGGTGTGGGACATGTCCGACCTCAACCAAGACTTGCGCTACGATGCTATGACTTCGAATAGTGTGGTAACAATGGTGGATGTTGACTATCATTTGTCTGAGAAAGACTGGAGTAAGTATAATGGGAAACCAATCCTGATATACACAAGTATTCCCAATAGTCTAGGCTCTAAGACTCCTAATGGTAGTTATTATTTCACTGATGAGAACACATTTGTAGAAGACGTTGCTGGTGGTGCTCGTTATGAGTCGAGTGTTTGGGATTTCTCTCCTGACCTGCTCATCATTAAGAGTTGGTTTTCTTTTACACAATATGCTTGTGAGAAAATATCGCAACCTGAATCGATCAATAGGGCTTTGGTTTACCTTTGCCCGAGGGTGACTATGTATGTCCCCTATTGGTTGTTCCAGATGTATGCGAAGTTGGCTAACATATCCCTCAAACGCAGTGAACCAATTGCGCGGGCCCGAAATATTACGGAAAGTAATGGGGTTCTCTTGGGACGATTTGTAGTCAATGGCAACAAGTTTATATCGTTAAAGGAAACCGATTCTGATCATGAGTTTTCAACTAATATTCCCGAAAAGCTCTGGGATAGTTTATATAGGATCAAGTGTGTTAGTAAGACGTTTATGTTGGGCGATGTTCAGCGAATTTGTGAGGCCAGTAAACAGGGTAAGAAATTAACCCAGTTGGACTTCTCATTAATAGCTAAGGCCCTCAACGTCGGAATAACCTCTAGGTTTTTAATAAATTTCCAGAGCTACGGAGGGGAGGATATGTTGGATTTGGAGGAACCCAAGGCCATAGCGAAAGTGGCCGCGGAACCCATCGTGACTGAGACTGCGAAAGCCGCGTGTGATACGCGTAATAACGAAATTTTATGTATAGAGGAAAGAGTAACCAAGATGGCCAATGATGTACAACCGCCTGAACGATATATCGGTTGGCGTGATGAGTTTTTGAAAAGGTTGATTCCTGTTGAAAATATAGGAGTGCCCGTTGACATGGATGTTGTTATAGAAAAGCAAGATTCCAAAGCACAACGGGCTAGACAGAAACAAGAACAAAATCATGTCCGCCGGAAGAATGTCTGCAATGCGTTTGTGAAGAATGAGCTGTCTGACAAAATTTCCCCTGCACATAATATTTCCGGAATGCGCCAAGATCACACGTTGGCCCTCTCGCGCTTCTCCTATGGGTTTAAGGCCCAGGTGATGAAGCAACACGCTTTTTATGCCCCGGGCAATTCTCCTAACGAAATTGTGGATAAGATAAGGAATTATGCCACCCTGATAAAATTGGATGTTAAAGCCGAATTGATTGAAACTGACTTTACTCGCTTTGATGCTACGATGTCCCCGTTCTTGCGAGAACTGGAATTTATGGCATATAGAAGATGGGTTGCTGGTAAATATCTAAAGGAACTGGACATCCTCTTGATAGGGGAAATAAATCTTTCATGTTATTCCAAGCATGGTACGAAATATAAACAACGCTCTTCTCGGTGTTCCGGTTCCCCGTTAACAACGGAAGGCAACACGATAGTTAACGCTTTCATTGCTTTCTGTGCTTATAGGGCTGCTGGTTTTGACGCTGATAAGAGTTTTGCTTTGATTGGACCAAAGTATGGAGATGACGGGGTCGATAGTTCGCGGGGCAAGTTCGCCTTGGTAGCTAAGGAATTAGGGTTGACTATTAAACTCTTAACACCTGGGCCTAACGTGTCTTTTCTGGGACGGATATTTCTTGATGTGTATAATTATAATACAACCTTGTCAGCACCTGTTAAACTTTTGAAGCGGGCTTGTGTGGTTAACAAACTACATGATCCCAAGGCTTTAGCTGACAGGGTTAATGGTTATTTAATAACAGATCAACATGTTCCCCTTATTGGACACTATTTGGCTGCGTTGAAGAGAGTTTATAAGTTGGGTCAATGTAATGACGTTGAGAACATGGAGCACGATGTTAAGTATCGTCACAAAAATGGCCCGTATCCTGTCGATGTCTCTTGCGAGCATGACAGGGCTATGGTTCATTGTGTGGCTAACTTGCTGGGTTTACTCGATGTGGAAGTCATTAGATTGGCAAAAGCCTTGAATGCCGCTAGGACCGAGGAGGACCTCAAGAACATAAAGGTTTTCGTTAAGGGTGTTGAAGACCCTACCTTTAAGTTCTACTGCGTGTGACCGCTTGTGACCCGTTCCTTGGGTCGTTAAATGTAAAGGTTGGGGTGGTGGTCGGCTCCGTAATTTAAAGTAAGCGAAATGACCAATAATAGGAAAACACCTCGTAGGAAGACAGTGACACGTAAGAAACGTACTAACGGTCGACTTAAAGGTAACATGCAGTCCATTCACGTGAACTATCGAGAGTTGTGGTCACCGGTGTTAAGTGTGGTTGGTAGTGGGGATTCCACTCCGCCATACTTGCCCTTTGTACCAGGCAACTCGGGTTTACCACAATTGGATGCTCTGGGAACCCTCTACGAATCCTATCGTATGACAGGTCCTGTGATTGTTGAATACAAAGCCACCGCTAGTATGATCATTTCTGGCTCAGTTGTAGTCGGAATTGATTATGATGCTAGAGACGTGGTTTTGGGGTATCCGGGCGTAGCTGCCTTGAATCCCAAAGCTGTCGGTTCGGTTTTCAAAGATCACAAGGTTGTAGTCACGCCTGATAGGGCCATGAATAAGAAATGGCTATTCTGTAGTGGGCAAGTTCCTGGAGAACCAGCGTTCGCCGTTGGGTATTCGACAACCTCTGCTAATGCGGGGGCGGTGGGTGATATATGGTGTGAATACACCATTGAATTCATCTCACCTAGGGTTCCTAATTTCCGAATTTCTGATTCAGTTACTCTTATTCAACCCGATGGGACGACTTATTCCAATGCTTCCGATGAGCACAATGGTGCCCCGTTTGCGCATGCTGTCGCGGCCACTGGCTCAACCTCGTCATTTGTAAGTGCGAACTATGTAGTGGCACCCGGTTCCCCCAGATTTTTACCAGGCGTTTATCGTCTAATAAGTGTAAATGCTGGAGGTTCCGGGCTTACCACTTTTAGTGTTAATCAACCTGGAGTACAGTTACTCACAATAAATGAAGAATCCGCCGGTATATTCGACGTTTTCATTCGCTTGTTGTTTGACTTTCTACCCGGAGCGATTATTTTCAACTTCCAGAAGACTAAGGCTCCAGCCCTGGCGTTTGCCAACAGTTTTGCGATTTACAAGGCTATCTATGGACCGAAAGGAGGAGTGTAGTATCAACCAGAAAGCATATTCCCGTCTGAGGATGGGGACCCCCTGGTTGACTTGGTG